AACGCGCAGCTTGGCGTCAGGTAGAGGCTTGCTAAAAGACAGAGCGGCTTTTGCGGCACGTTTGTATTCAGTCATCTCGACCGCCCATAAAACTTGATTGCCTCGTTGCCCCAAGGCGAAAACAGATACCAGCAGCAATTATCTTTGCCGGTGTGCGGCGTGCCCGGTATCCATTTGAGCCGACCGACTGTTACGATCTTCCGACAATGAGTGAGATACGGCACAGCCTGTTTGGTGTGCGCCCAATCAGCATCGAGTAACAACCAGGACACGCGCTCCAACGTCATCAAATGCGAGATGATGCTATGCAGCGCCGGTCGCGACCACGGTGGATTGGTGATAAATTGATCGCAGTCCATGACACATAACTGCTCAGCAGGCATGTCCACTATGACTCCGCTATGATCGCTATGATTCGCTATGTCACTGGCACCAACACATCGATGCCCGTACTTTTCCAAGTGGCCAATCAGATGGCCATTGCCAGCACACGGCTCATAAAACCGTGTCCCGACCGTCAAATGATCGAGCAATGGCAGCACACCAGCTTCCGGCGTCGGGTAGTAATCCTGAGCCTTGCGCTCAAACACGCCTGTACTGCGCTTACCCATGCCAGACCCTATATTCATCTTCTGCCCTGCGTGCGCATTTGGGGCAGGCATCGATGCCGCCGATGGTCTGGATTTCATCGACCTCCATGTCCAAGATCAATGTCTTGTCGAAGTTGTAGAACGTGCGCATCACCGTGACCTCGATGTCACGCAATGGCCGGTAAAGTGTGCGCTGACCAAAACACTCATCACACATTATCGCGCTTCCTGATCACCAGCTCGTAGCCCATCGCGTGCAACACGCTTTGCATATTCGATACGCTGGGGGAGTGACGCTTAAACCAGCCGTGTATTGTGCCGTAAGATACGCCAGAGTCGTCGGCCAGATCTGGGATGTTAACACGATCCTTTCGGATGATATTCGCCAAGCCCTTGACGACGGTGCAGCAGCCGTCATGCACAAAGAATGACCGCATCACTGCCACCATCCTTTATCGAGAATCTCACTGACCTCATCGACGCCGTGAACAATAAAGACATGACAACCAATCGACTTCAGATATTTGTGGACGCGAGCTTGCGCGTTGGTGACCCGGCCTTTCGGCCGCTTGACCTCAAGAAAAATGGGTGCCCAGTTATCGGCCTGCTTCCAGTAATAGCGGGGAACAAGGATTTCGAGATCAGGCCAGCCGGGACGCATGCCCATTTTCTTTTGCTTTGTGCGATATTGGACGCGGTGATTGCCCTCGTTGGGGCTGTGATGCACTAAACAACCCTCTGGCAAGCGCAGCTCTAGCAGTTCGACAATCGCGCAATGAATCTGATATTCAGTCGCGCGGGGCAAATTCATCTAGAATCCCCTCTGCGCTCAGTGCGCCATGCGATGCGGTGATCATGCGCCGTACCACTTGCAGCGATGGCGTTTTACGCCCGCTTGCCAGCAGAGATACGTAGGCGCGTGTGACGCGGAGCTGCTTGGCAATGCTCTCATGCGTTTGCCCGCTGTGTTCGACCCAATGTGAAAAAGTAACCATGACACGCTTTTAACGTCACCGTGAGTTACGTGTCAATGAATCAGTTTCGGAAATATCACCTGTGAGTAACTAACTGTTGCTCATTGTAACCATGTGTGCATATTGTAGTGTAAGTATTAACAAACAAGTCACAGCGAGGATAAATAAATGACTCACACCGAACAAAAATCTACAGCGTCGCCGCCCAACAACGTGATTGATTTCCTTGATAAGCGTGGGAGCATCGATAGCCTCACGCTTAATCGGTTGGAAACAAGCGTCAATGATCCGCTGACTGACCCAGCGGTGCACAAGATGATGCGTGCATTTCATGCCAGCGGTTACTCACGTAGCCTGCTTATCAATAGTAAGCCTGACAATGCAGTTGCTGTTGTCTCATACGCAGAGCAATTTCTGACTCAAGAAGCTTTGATTAAATTCGGCGGGAGATCACCGTTTCGCGGCTTTAAAATGCGAATTAACGGCATCAATGCTGATCGAGTTTGGCGTCATCGGTTGATCCACGATGAGTTTGTGCGCCGCATTTGGAACATCACGGCATGCGCGTGGTGGCATAATCAACCCGTTAGTAAAGGGTTTATTCAGATGCTCATTGGTAACAATGACAATCGCTATCGTATAAAAGTGCAGAACGCCGTAAGCTTTCTCCACCGATATAATTTTTTACACCGCACTGATGAACACATGACGCAGCCCGTCAAACCACTGGGAGTAAAATTTACAAACGTCGAAAACTGTGTGCTTTGGGCAACGCGCAGATCGGTGTACCACGACATGGAGTGCGCGATGTTTGCTGTGCAAGCGATGCAGGGGATGGTTCAAAATCACCTGCATACGATGGTGCATTGGTCAAACCAGAGCTGGCCAAATGAAGAAAAAAACATGGATGGAGTATATGAATATGAAGGGGAGACGTTATGTCTGGAGAACGTCTGAGAAAACTAAGAAAACAGGCAGGTGTTAGTGTGATTGAGATTTCAGATCACCTGGAAATGACCGCACCCGCATATCGACGATATGAACGTAACGAGGTTGATCCCAAGATCAGCCAATGTCAGCAGATTTGCACGTTTCTTGGGTGCCGAATCCAAGACATCTGGGGTGCGGAAGACGTGCCCGAAAACGTCAACGTAAGCTACACCGCGAAACCAGGGCAGACCGTTTACGTGAAGGTCGACTTTCAAGACGAGGCCCAGGCATATGAGCCGAGTACGAAAGTGCAAGGCGAATCAAAACGCAACAAAAAAGTCGTCAATGGCGAATAGAATATAACAATCAGAGCACATAAAAGCCCCGCAAAAGCGGGGTTTTCTTTTTTTTATTGATCTCCTGTTACATTATCGTTATTGACAGTTACGATATTGGACAGGATTGATCGATGGAAGACTTCAACGATTTGCCCGCATGGTGCAAGACTTTTAACTTTTGGAATCACTCGCCCACCGGCAAAAACCGCCCGGATCACTTAGAGTTTTTTGAAAAAGCCGTCGCGCGGCCTGCCAAGATTTTTAGCCCACCAACCGCGCCAATGGTTGGCGGCACTGAAGCCGAATCGCACGCCAAACTTGTGGTAATTGATGGCGTTGATCCGACTGAAAGCTTCCGACATTCGTTGTCAATTCTGCAAGATCACGAACCCGCCGATGAGCAAGACGCAGAAAAGCTGCGCATTATGCTTGATGAAGAATATGCCAGCGATGTGATTGAAGGCCGCACAGGCACTGTGTTTGAGCTGACCCTTGAGCATATGGTGCTGGGGTTGCGCGAGGCTACGCAGGGCGAAAACAAGGTCGAAGATGGCCCTTGGTGCTCGCTGAATTTGCCAGGGCTTGTGCTTAACATCGACGGGCAGATCGACGTGCAGACGCGCGGCGTGGTCGAGTTAAAAAGCCAGTGGCCGTATGTGAAGGCGAACAGCAAGCGCGGTTGGACAGTTAATAGTTTGCCCGCACGGCCCAAGCCAGAGCACGTTTCTCAGGTCGCACCCTACTGGGCATGGATGTCTCAGCAGAGCGCCAATGTGCCGGTCACACTTCTTTATGCAAACTGCAAAGGCTATCGCGTGTTCAGCTCTCAAGATTGTGATGAGCTTTCGCCAGCGCGTCTAAGCGATGAGATGGACCGCCATGCAATCGTCTGTAAGACGCGCGAGAACCTGATGAGCAAGTGCGCGTCCGTTGCGGAGCTGATGAGCCTGACTGCACCCGACTTCAGCCATTGGATGTGGAAAAGCAAAAGCCCCGAATATCGGGCGCTGGCAGAAAAAACATGGTCGAGCCTGTGAGAAGGTTCTTGGAGATATGCGGCGGCAGCATTTGTGTCGCCGCATTTTTTGTCGTCATCACCGGCACGCTGGTGGTAATCGACGCAGGGATGAGGAGCGAGGAAATGCAGATGTCTATAAATTTTAATTACCCAGACAACCCTGGCTATAAAGGCCAGCTTACCAGCAAGTCGGCTGCGGAGACCAAGAAAAGCACCAAGGTGCTTGATCAGCAGCGTGTCGTTGAGGCGCTGCGTGCGTCCGATGGCGGGCTGACCGCCGATGAGGTTGCCGCTGTGCATGGTGAGGTTTTCTTAAAATACCGGCCACGCTTTAGCGAGCTGCGCAAGCTGGGCAAGATTCAAGACACGGGCGAGCGCCGACCAAGTGCGTTGGGCAATGCGCAGATCGTGTGGAGACTGACCAATGGCGAATAGTTTTAACAGTGACCTTGTGTCTGCGTTGGCGGCAATACAGAACCCGCCGTTGGATGGCAAAGCGGCATATGGTGAATACTCTACAATTCGCGCCTGCCTAGAAGCTGCAAAGCCGGTCTTGTCAACTTACAACCTTGCAGTCACGCAGCTTGTCCACACAAATCCAGACCGATTGGTAACGCGCATTACGCATATCAGCGGCGAGTTTATCGAAGACGGTGGGATTCCGCTTTACTGTGACAATCAGACCAATCCGCAAAAACTGATGGCGGCGATTACATATGCAAAACGCAATGGCATGTGCGCCATTTTAGGAATTGCTGGTGAAAAGGATGATGATGGTCAGAGCGCCACGCCGCCTGATCAGTTACCAAAAGCAAAAAGGCCGAAGCCCGCATCGCCTCTAAAACCAGCACAGCCGGTCGTTGTTGATGACATTAAAAGCACGCTGGAAATCACGCCAGAGCAAGTGGCTAATCGTTACGAAGCTGCGCAGGCACCAATAGAGGAAAAGTGGGCTAATACGGCCATTGCCGGTTTCGCCAAGCACAAACACATGGGCGAGCACAATCGCTGGTCGAGCGAGAACAAGTCGTCACTGGACACAATCAAAACGACTTACCCCGAAATTTATCAACGCCTTTTAACCGCGTGGAAAGCACGCAAGTCTGAGCTGGAAGGAAAAGCCGATGTCATATGAGAATATTCTAAAAGCTAACGTGTTTAAAAATGCGGAGCGGTTTGCAGATGGTCAACCGTTGGCCGGTGGCAAGCCAAATTTTAGCAATAATAAAATCACGCTGCACACTGCGATTGCACCGGGCGAATACAGCTTGGGCGTTTGGCAATATGCCGACACAGGCAACCTTTCGTTTTCGCTGACAACCAAGCCAGAACAAAGTGCGCAGCCAGCAATGGGGGACAGTGACGATGATTTCAGCTAATGACAGCGGGAGCATCCTCACCGTGCAGCAAGTCTGCACACGGCTGTGGGGCGTCGATCACACTGAAACAGATCGCAACCGGCTTTATCGAATGATCAAAACTGGCCGAGTGCCGTCGGTTGTCATGGGGAGCCGTAAGTTTGTTCCGTTGTGGGCCGTTGAGAAAATAGAGCGCGGCGAGCTTGATGAGTAGTCCAGCAGACGCGCTGCGCCGCACGGCGGCTATCATTGACCAACGCGCAGAGACTCACGGGGATTTTCGCGAAGTCTTTGAGATGACTGCCGCGCTATGGAGCGCGTACCTATCGATGCCGGTTTCACCGGCTCAAGTCTGCGCGTTAAACCAAATGCAAAAACTGGCGCGTGATCAATGTGCGCCAGAGCTGAATGATGATAACGATCTCGACAATGTTGGCTATGCGGCAATCAAAGCCGCGCTTGGTGACAAAAAGGGGGGCTAAATGCCCCCCTCATTTGGCGGGTCAATACGCCGGTAGCCTTTGAGCCAGAAAATTATTCGCTTCCACATTTCTTTTTTCTTTCCCGGCATGTTCCCCAGGCTTTGGGTGGAATTGGATTGTCAGCCAAAAACTGACGGCACAAGGCGCGCAGGCTGGGCGTGCTCGACCGACTGATCAGGTGCATGTTGGCCTCGCGTGTCAGCCGGTACAGCACAAGCTCTGGCAGCTTGGTGCGGCTAATAGTGAAAGCGTTCATGGCGCACCCCACAGGGCGGCGTTGATCTTCTCAGCATCTTTGGCATCGCGCTCTGGGTCATCAATCCAATGCCCGTAAATCTTGCGCGTGGTTTCGACCGACTCATGACCTAATAGATCGCTAATGCGAACCAAATCGTTACCCATGACTGCCAAACATACGCTTGCAAAAACGTGGCGCAGATCGTGCCATCGAAGTCTAACCAGCCCATCAATTTGGTCGCACAGCGGGTGCAGAACGCGCTTACGCCAGTTATCACTTGTCTGCTGTGCCGTACCCAGCCGCGTCGGGAAAACATAGTCATCGTCGCCCGACCAATTTGACCGCAGCCGCCACTCCCGCAGACGGTTTAACAAATCGCTTGTGATGGGAACCAGACGGCGTGCTTTTGACAAAGTGCCTTGCTTTGTATTTTTAGGGATGTCTGCGGCCACAGACCCACTACGCACACGCCGCATCGCTAGTCGCACGTTTACAACCTTGCGGTCAAAGTCAATGTGCCGCCATCGCAGCGCGGCCTGCTCACCAAACCTCACACCTGTCTGCGCTGCAAACGCAACAGCGATGCCATCAGCACCGTCGAGCTTGGATGCCTTCACAATCATTTCGCGAATCAGCTCAAGTTTGATTCGCTCCAAGCCCATATTTTCAGCAGCCGCCTCGCCCTTGTATTTTCGAGCTGCCAATTTAACCTGACGCGCTGGGTTGGTGTGACTGATCCAACCTTCTTCGTGCGCGAGGTCGAACGCCTGTTTAAGCGGGTTCAGTTTTTCCTTGAGAGTTTTGACGCTACAATCGAATTGCTTCAGCAGACGCTTGACCATCGCGGTCGTTACATCTGCGCACATGACATCAGAAAAAACCATGCTGCTGTCGTTGTCTTCAACAACCAAATCTTTCCAACATTCCGCGCTGCCCCGTAGATTTACACGATGCTGATTTGTAATTTCGCCGCGTGCTTCCCGGTCATCGCACTCAGTCTGGAATTGGGTTAAAGCTGCACCGACGGACTTCGCTTTGTGCCGCATGATGATGCCGCCGGTTTCCTGTGCCTTGTTCATTTGCATTGCAAACTTGGTGGCCTCAGATTTTGTGGCAAAGTAGTACCGATCCTGGCCGTTACCATCTCCAGCTTTCTTGATTCCGTTTGCCCGCAGGCTGATATAATAAGCCTTATGGCCTAGCTTGGCTTTGCTGTTGTCGATACCCACGGCTATTTGATGAGGTAATTGTCTATCCATCGTTATATTTCCCTTTATATGTTCCTAAGAGTTACGTTATAGAAACTCTTGGTTACAATGTAAAGGGGGAACCTGTCAGGCAAACGCCTGACGGTCACAAAAATCGCTGTCACTGGATCTGCGCTGGACACAAAAAAAGCCGCCCATTAGGGCGGCTAAGTCATTGATTTTATTGGTTGCGGGGGTAGGATTTGAACCTACGACCTTCAGGTTATGAGCCTGTAGCCTGCCCCACAATGATTTGAGATGGTGACAATAAGTGCGGATTTCTGCGGTTTCCCCTTGCATGATCCATGATACATACACCTATTTATAACCATTTGCACGAATCCTCTGTCACTGTATTTGCGCTCCAGTGACACGAAAACGGGGTCTCAGTGACAGACGCCTATTTCTTGGGACGCATGGCTCTGTCACCGAACCACCACAGGACCGCCGTGCTACTCATATAAATTACAGATTGAATGATGGTTTCCTGTTGGGCTAGGTCGTCGCTAGATGCGTAGACGTACCAAACGATGCCCACAAGCATGATCGTCAACGCAGGCCGCATCAGACGCAAAATCGCGGCGACCCACTGATACGGAATCTCCACTTGCGTCATCATGCCGTAGGACGCGACACGGGCAGCGCCAGCCGATTGTTCTTCTACAATGGCGCGTTCGTTTTCCAATTCGTCGGCTCTCAATTCCGCTTGCAGCCGATGCATTTCCATCGTGCGTTCATGTTCGCCTTTGGCTTTCTTTTCTTCGATGAAGACATCAGCGAAGTTGAAGACCTTGCCAAGCACGCTGCCCAAAATGCCCGTAGCGCCGCCGGTCAAAACCGAAAAGATCATGTCCATCATGTCACCATTGTCTCCTACGGCCCATGTCAATATGGATGAATGTCTGATAGCGCATTCCGAAACCTTTGAACCCAACGTCCTGCGCTACCTTGCGGATCACTTCCTTGTCACGGCCTTGAAGCTGGACATCGAAGGCGTGACCTTGGAGGTGCGAGGATCGCGGAGCGCCTCCGATCTTGGAATTGTGGTAGGGGCTGCGGTATGCGGAAGATAAACGCACAGAATGCCCCAGACGGGACCGCAGAATATCCAGAGCGGCAAGGGCAGTTTCGTTAATAAGGATTTTGCCGGTGCCTCGGCACGCGACTTCGTTGGGCTTGAAATAAGTGTAGGGCCAGCCGTTTAGCGGGATGTCGTTGAAGTGTTCAAACAACATTAGTAATTGAACCAATCTACCGGCATCTTCCACCGGCAAGCGCTCAATAGAATTGCAATCAACACCAAGCTAATTGTCTGACGCATCGGCTTGCTCTTCTTTCGGTTTGTCATCGATGATTGTCAACATGCCTTGACCAACAAGCCAGATACATTCGCGGTCGTTGACCGTGCGGGTCATCGTCCAGCCCATTTTTCCCACGTACATGGTGACAAAAGCGCCGTCTTTAACTGTGCCTTTAATGAATGGCAATTCGCCAAACTTTTCTTTGAGCTGTTTCGGCATGTCAGCTTTAGGCAGGCACGGCGGTATCACGGGCGCAGCTTCTACCTTTGCCGCAGGCTGACAGGCAGTGAGCAGCAGTGCCGCAAATAAAATAAGAAGCCTCGGCATCACTTTCATTCGACCGGCCCATGTTTGGAATTATGAATTTTCTCCAGGTGATCAATGCGGTCTACAATCCACGCTTGACGCTCCTTGTTCCAACCCTCGCGCTCTTTGCGAAACTCCTCAAACAAACGCACTTCAGTTAAAAGACGCTCAGACCTACGCGCGTCTGTCTCCCGCTTCGTTGGTGACAACATGCCAGCCAAAATGTCGACACGCTGCTGCTGAGTATCGCCGTTGTTTTCAAGCCGGTCGGTTCGCCCGTCAGCAGACCGGAGCTGGCTTTCGACATCTTTAATCTGTTCTGTGAGGCGTTGGATCTGGGCGCGAGCCACGGCAGCGGTTCCGATAACTGAAGCCGCTACACCGCCCAAAGTGATGAGCAGTTTGACATCGACCATGCCGTCCATATCACTTCACCGCTGGGCCACTTGTCGCCGCCCAATAAAGGAAGCTGCCAATGCCGCCAGCAATAGCCAACACGGCTAACCCTTTGCCAAATTCAATCAAGTATTTTTGCCGTTTTTCTGCACGTTCTTCCGCTGCGAGCTTCGCCTCTTTCTCTTTCTTTTCAGCGTCAGCGATTGCTTGCTTCTGCTGTTTGATAATGTTGTCCCAAGTGTCAGGCCCGAATCGAGCGTTCAGAGCTTTGGCTAGGCTCCGAATTGCTTCTTCGTGCTCAGCGTGACTAACATAAGCTCTGGCAGCACCAGCCAAACTAGTAGGGTCGTCAGGTGACCCGTCTTCATCACCAAGCCGGTTCTCGACTACTTTTTCATTGTGAGATCGGTCCACCGCCTTTTTATTTTTTTGGACTTCTTTATTGGAGTTAAAGATTGCGTCGAGATGACCCGCAACCGCACCAATATCGTCGGCAGTTTCGAGGGCTGATTTGCAGGCGCTAATCGCAACCTTGGCCGCACTATAGCTCGCAGCGAGAGTGACAGGGTCCATTGATTACCTCACGCGACATCAAACGCAACAGCCGCCAACATGCTATCACCGCTCGTGTTCCCATCTGCATCGGCAGTTATTGTGAAAGTGCCGTTTGCGGTTGATCGCGCCGTCGAAAAATGAAAGTCAGAGTCGAAGACAGCATCATGGTCCTTAGTCGCATTGGTGTAATTAAAGTTTGTGGTGCTGCGAAAGCTCGCTCCAGCTACAGTGACAACTGCGCCGCCAGCAGGAACAGTTATTGACCCGGCGAGTGGGTCTGTGTCCACATTAGTCATGGTATCACTAGCCGATGTGGCCGCGCCGGTAATCGTGTAAATTGAGATCGCGCAGCCCAGCATTGAACTGTTAAAAATGACGTCGATATCTGCGGTTGTGCCGCTGGTAATTGTTGCCGCAAAAATTCCAACGAACTCGCCGCCGCTGCTATTCGCCGTCACCAGTCCCGTGGCAGTGGTTGAGCCGATCAAAACTGACGCAGACCTTGCGCCTGCTGATGACCGAGGTCCATACACACAAATGATCACTTGGCGGTCAGAGGCCGCTGTGCCAATGGATTTATTGTCAAAACTACCGCTGTAATCAGTCGCGTTTGAACTCGATGTGTCAGATAAGACGTAGGACAGTAGTACGCTCGGCGCACTTTGATGAGCGCCAAAACCAATAGCCGACCCCGGCATGATGAACATTAGCTATCATCCTTCGCGTTCACCGTGTAAAAAATTTTGACGCCTAGCAGACGGGCATCACCAGCCATGTCGTCATTGCCGTCTGAAACATCTCGGAATATTCGGAAAAAACATATATCTTCGGCGGCTGGTGAATTGGCGATTGTTACCGCACCACTTGTTGCCGTAACCAAAACCTCGGTGGCATCGCCTTGGCTATCGTCGGTCACAACGACTGCTGTGCCATAGGCTTGATCAGCTTCCTCGTTGTCACCGACCGCTACGCCTTGCAAACCGAAGGCAACTCCCGTGGTTGCCGCCAAGCCTATCCAGTAGCACTTAAAAGTGATTGTGCCTTCGTTCCAACTTTTTGGCATAGCAATTTGAAACTGCGCGTGTTCATCTGAATCTTTGTCAAAGTCGAGAACCTGCAAATCAGGTCGGCCCGCCGTGGTTTCAACGTCTGTAATGGCCGCACAGCCATTGCTCACGGTTGGCCGCATTGCCGCTGCTGGGACCCATATCGTGTGGGTGCCTTGCGCGACATATGCGCTGGCCGCAGCCGCGGGCGTAACTGCCCTGGTGCTGTCCGATCCCGTTGCCGTCTCTGCGTTGGTCGCAAGCTCAACCACGCCGCTCGATGTCGCAGACGCTGCGGCAACCTGAGAGATAATTGTGGCCAGCCAGTTGTCGGGGCTTGCATCGTCGCCAATAAAGTGGATGACCTGACCGACTGCGTTAAGACCGCTATAATTTGATTCCGCCCCGTTAATTCGGTCGGTGCCGTCGCGCACAATGGTGATGGCGTTGTCCACGTTGTGAACTTGAAACCCAAACAAAATGCCGTCGCTCGACCCGATGGCGGGCAGATTAATCGTTACTGTGCCGCTGGACGCGTCAATCAAATAATAAGTGCGTGCGTTCGTCGTTTCAACATTGTGCGTGCCGCTGGTCAACGTAACAACGGCGCTCCATCCTTGCGCCGCTGCTGTGGCCGTCGTCGCACTGCTGGCCGCAGCACTTGCAGAACCTGCTGCAGCCGTTGCTTGTGCGCTTGCTTTCGCGCTGTAGTGCAATGCGGAAAACGTCCCGGCCCCGGCAACGGTATCGTCTTCGGCGTTGGTTGCCCATTCCTTGGCTGCTCCCGCGCTAGACGTGTCGGTGATTCCAGTACCGCCCACAGCCCACGCTTTCGCGCTGTACGTTCCGCTTTCAACTTCGCCATTCACCTTAATCGCGTAGTTCGACGCGAGGGTTGCGCTCGTTGCGGCGGCGGTTGCCGACCCTGCTACATTATCGACATATAATTTCGTGGCAGCTTTCAAATTACTGTCAGGCGCACCCGCAAGCGTTAGGTCTCCAGTCATGGTGCCGCCAGCAAGCGGTAATGCTCCCAGCGTGGTAAGCTGCGCAGCGGCGTTGGCATCATCAAGTAACGCACGACCAGCAGAAGTAAAATCAGCCACAGCAGCCGTACCGCTTCCGGTGAAGTACGGAATCTTATCTGCCGCGCTCGTTAGGTTGGCAATAGCCTTGATGTCGGCATCAAGGCGGTCATTACTTAATGTTCCGCTGTTAATCTTTGCCGCATCAACATGACCATTGGCGTCAAGAATGCTAACAGAAATTGCTAAAGTTTCGGAAGACAGACTGCCGCTGTCAAAGCTCACGGTGACCGTGGTGTTGCTGCTAAAGGCGCTGGCCGTGATAACGCCGTAGATCGTGCCGGTGCTTGAACCGACTGCGCGGATGCGGCGACCGACCGCATAGATTGCCGTGACGTTAATGCTGGCAATCGTGAATGATGTCCCGCTGGCGTATGCGGTGGTGTGACCGTAGTTGAAAAAGCCACCATCTTCCAAGTGCTCGCGAATGTCTGAGAGAACTTGTCTCATGCTGTTATTCAGCGTCGATGGCAGTTGCTGCTCTGCAAAGTTAACCGCCCCTGCCACGTTATTTTCGGAGGGTGTTGTGGAGTAATCTTTGACGCCCATGATTATGGATTCCTATCTTCAACGAGAGGCCGGGGGGATTGTTGCGCAAGCACGTTGCGCAATAATGCAGGGGCTTGCGTTGCTCTTCGCCGCACCATCGGGTTACCTTGCGCCATCAGTTGCAGAGCTTCTTCTTGATTGGCGGGATCAAGCAACAACCGGCGCAGCTCTGCCGCAACCTGATCTGATGGCGCGCCCTCCCTCATCCCCTGCATAACTAGACGCGCGATTGCACCACCGCCGCCGGTTGCTAAATCTCCTGCATCACTAAGGTCTTGCGCAGCATCAGCGTCAGACAACATCGGCGCTGTCCTCGACCCAGTGGTTGCTCTTGCGCTGGTCAGCGCCATTTGTCTTTCGTCTTCTATAGCCCGCGCAAACGCCGCAAAATCCTCATCAGAGGCAAACGCAGTGCGTAGCCGATCTCGCTTAGCGGGATTGTTGAATATCTTGGCGACCGCATCGCCGCCATCAGGCGTGTTATTAATTTGGAACCGCAGAGCGTCGGCAACGCCAACCCTAAAACTTTCCATTTCATGGTCGCCAAACTTTGCAAGCATACCCTGGTCGAATGTGCCGGGGCGTAGCACAAACTTTTTGCCTTCCTCTGCCGCTTCCATTGCCGCAGAGTGTCCCGCGTAGACCGACCGCGCTTCCTTGTAAGCTGGGTTGACCGAATCTAAATAGTCACGCAGATTGTTGCGCAACATTTTAGCTCTGCCTGCCCTGGTTGATTGCCCTGCCGAGTATAAGGAGTTGACCTGATCATCAAGGCTTTGCTTGATGTAATCCATCAGCTCTAGGGTTGGCTTTGTGAATATCGTTTGGCCGTCACTGACTTGGACCGCATCACTTAAATCGACGCCATCATATTCCATAATATCCTGTGCGCCCGACCAAGCTTCTTGAATCTTTTTGTTTTTCAAAAAACCTTTCAGTTCTTCTGTCATTTCTAAATCTTGCTTATACGCATCGCCATAGTCGCGGTTTGCACTTTCTCTCCGCAACATTGTTGTCTCTTCTAAATAATCATTAAGGCTTTGCGTCGGCAAAAACCTATCGACTTGTTCTAATGCGCGGCGCGCTTGGTCTTCGTTTCGTTCCGCAAGAAATCTGTGCGCAGCTTTACCGCCAGATGTCGTTGCTGCGTGGCGCGCCAAGTCACGCAGCCCAATCGAAAAACGATCTGGTGCGTCTGGAATCCGTGCGGTCGCAGGCATCCGACTAAGTGCTTCCCTTATAGCCGGTACAGTAATGTCGTCGTCATCCATGCCGCGCCGCAGTAATCGTCCCGCCTGCCGCTTGACTTGTGACCCTGGCGCTAACTTGCCAGCAAGGTTTAAAGCGCCGCGTGAGATGTCACCAACCACCGGCACACCCGCGCCGACCATCGCGCCGGTTCCCGCGCCTACCAGACCGCTCAGCCCACGGCTTTGCAAACCCGGCATATCAAATCCACCCTCACCACGGCCAAGGCCGCTCGCAGCCCCGAACTTTGCGCCTTCCTTCGCGCTTTGAATAATGCGCGGAACCAGCCCTGCAGCACGCATTGCCGCTGCGCGGCCTATGCCAAGCAAACCAGTAGGCACACCGCCAGCCACTTGCAAAGCCGTGGCTTTGTAGGGGCGCGCCCGCTGGTAAAGTTCGTTCGCTGCCCGTGCCTGATCAATCCCCTCACTTACTGCCTGACCGAACGGTTTATCATCGCGGAAGTAACTCATTACCCCGCGCCCGAAGCCTTCAAGTTCATCACCAAAGCCCAACGCTGTGCCTTGGCCTAGCGTCTGCCGTGCGACATTCGCATCGGTATCAATGAAGGCTTTCCGAAACTCAGGGTGGTCGTAGATTGCCTGGGCAGTTTCTTTTGTGACTTTGTATTCCGAAAGATAATCAAGAGCACCTTCCGCACCTAAACCAGCCGCCTTGACTTTATTGAGGTTGCGGATATGCGCCTCGACTGCTTTTTTGTTTACCATTAAATTACCCCTATTTTACAGGCTCAAGGCCGGGAACCCGACTTTTTATGCTGGGTTGATTTGGCTTACGTTTGAGTGTGCTGGTAGGGGTGTTGCCGGTTTGAGGTCGGTTTAGTATTGCGTCACCCATCCATATCCGCTTCCATCTTAATCTATCAAGATCAGCGGCTGCTTTGTAGGCACGCACTTGAGGACGATACGCATTGACTACAGCGGCCTTTAAATCAGCAACAACGCCAACCATTTTTGTACGCAATTCGGGATCAAGAACCGTTCCCTCTTTCCAGTTGTCTATAATAGTGTTTGCCCTTGAGATTGCATCGGTCGCACTTTGCTGAAGCTGTAATTCGCCAGATGTAACCATGCCAGGATCAATCATTTTAATCATTGCGGTTAAACCTGAAATGTGACCGCTACCGTCAGGGCTATTTAAACCTTTCTCCGCTATTTCAGCGAGTCGGTTTGTTTCGCTTATTTTATTGTAAATAGGCTTTAACTCGCCGCGCATTTTGTCTTCTGCCTTCATAATTCCCTGCTGATTTAGTCGCCGCGTTACGGGATTGAAATCTTTATTTGGGTCAAGGGCAGATGTGACATAATCAAAAACTAGTTTAGCCCGCTGATCTAACGGTGCGGCGAGAAGTGAAGCTCGCATTTCGGGCGCCATTGAGTTCATCAGATTCGTCTGTCCTGTTGTTGCCTGTGGCGTTTGTACCGCTGTCGGCATGACCATTGGTTCTGGGCCGCTCATTACGTTAGCCATCGGTTGAGGTTGAACGGCTTGGCCTTGCTGCTGTCCGCCGCCGCCGCCGCCTAGTAATCTTTGCAGATTGGCGTTCTGTTCTAATTTCATATTAAACAACGCTTTCTCTTGCGCCGCTTTCTGCAACGCTATTTGCGTATTCAACGCCTGCACGTTAGCGGCACGCTGTCGGGCAAGATCGTCTTGCGTTGCTTTGGCGCGAAGCTGACCGGCAAGCGCAATGTTCCTTTGCCGGGCACCGGGGTCAGTGCTTGGCGCACCGGCGGCAATCAGAGCTGGCCCCATTGCGCCCAGACCCTTCAAAAAGGCGTTGGCGCGGTCTTGACCACTGAGCGCCAGCAAGGTTTGCAAGTTGGCGGCAGACGTTGGCGCTGGTGGGCGAGGCGCAGGGGCAGGGGTAGGCGGCGTAAACGTCAGCGTCGTTGTCGGGCGCGGCATCATTGATGAACCAAAAAGATTGCCGGGATTGCCAAGCATAAGAGTAGACATTTGAATATCCTATTTAAAAACCTAGTAAACCTCTAAGACCCGATATGGCCGACGTGCCGCCTTTGCTCGCACCAAACAGATCGGTCAAAATACCGGCACCCGTCGCGCCATAGCCAAGGTATGTGGCCGCTGGATCGCTAAATATCGGCTCCGTAGTTGACTGGCTGGTGTACTGGCCGCCAGTGACCAGTGGCATGTACTCACCCAGACGCTGGCGCGGCTCATCTTGCATGAAGTTAAATCGGTCAATGTCTTCTTGAAGCTGCGCCCCTGCCATGCCCTCGTAGGCTGCGCCGACATCAATCAGCTTTGACGGGTCGAGATAGTCAAGCTGGGCCATCCCTGGCGCTGCCATGCCTGCATCAATCTGCCGGTCACGCTCTGCGGCATAATTCGTGTACGCCATCTTACTGCCGATGTCGCCAAGGCTTTGCAGATAATCCTCTGCCGCACGGTTTTGCGCTCGCGCCTGCATTCCAGAGCCATACCGACCGGCGCTTGAAAAGGCGCTGCCAATGCTTGGCATCACATCTTCTTGGAAGGCTTCGCGCATTGGCCTTGTCGCCGCGTCCATTGCGCTGGCGAGATATGGGTTGCTGTCGGGGCTAAGATAATCGCCCGCCATCGTTGCGGCGGTTAGGTCTTGCGCACCCGTCACTAACGGCGAGCCAGCTTCCGCACGCTGCTGGATTGCGGTCAGCGCAGCCTCGGTTTGAGGTGCGAACGGAACAACCGTGCTGCCCTCATACATTGTGCGCGGCGTGCCAAACAAGTCTTGCGCCGTGTCTAGCCCTTCTGTCAGGTAAGGCCTGATGAAGTTGCTTGGCTCATTGCTGGCGACCGTTGTCACAGTGCCTGATGGCTTCGATGATGAACCGCCCATTTCACAACCTCTTCTCTAAGATAACTTTTGTTTTCTCGTATTCTTGCAGCACCCGCTCCCAACCGCTGCGGCCTTCCAGGCTTACCAGATCGCAGCCGAGTGCTTTCGCCCACGCTTCGATTTCACCCAGCATGTCGTTTATAATTATCCAGCTATACGCCGAACCACGCTCGCCAGCTAAGAGCCAGATGAAACATTCTTTACGTTGCGGATACTGTGTGATGGTCGTCACAACGATGCCGTCAATAGTGTCGCCGTCACCGGCTATCCAGAGCTGCGCCTTGCCTTCGCGCAAGTCGGCACAGACATCGGCAACGGTGTGTGATCCCGCGAAGTCTAACGCACGCTGAATATGATGCTCGCATTGCGGCACGATGCCATCGATGGCGTCGAGCGGCACAAGGCTCAGATTGACCGCAGTAGCAAGTCCAAAACGACTAGAATAATGTCTTCCATTATCCAGAGTTACGATATTGGCCGTCATCTGTCTACACAGTTAAGGCGAGTCATTAGTCGCCTTCTTCCATGTCGCCAAAGTCTTCATCGCCGCCGAATTGGGTGTCAGCATCTCCACCAAGATCGAACACGTCGGCTATATCTTGGAATGGATCAGAAAATGGGCCGCTGTAATCAATGCCGCTTCTTGGGTCAATGTCGCCAATGTCGTCTATTACGTTTGACCCAGGAATACTGGCCGGGCCTCTGTTGTCCATGAAGTTTGAAACACCAAACGGATCAATACCCGGCTGGTTGATTCCGTAATAATCTTCAAGCTGTTCATTGAGTGACGGGCCAAGACCGAAGCCATAGCCAAGCGTTCCCAGGAATCCACGGCGTCCACGGTCGCCTAAAGCCAGCGTGTTCTGCGCGTCAATTACGTCACCCATGCGCCCGCCAACAATGCCGCCGCCAAGCGCACCAATTGGACCGCCCAGCAAGCCGCCAAGCACGGAGCCGCTTAAATCACCAAGGGTTGCCGCGCCGCTGCGCCCGCCCGCAAGACTGCCCGCAACATTGCCAAACAAGCCCGCGCCTGGGATACCGCTGAGTCTTCCCAACGTGCTGCCAAGGCCCGCTGCTAGAGCACCGCGATTTATCGGATTGACGCCAAGCACGCCGCCCGTCAACATCGGAATATTGGTGCTGTATTGAGTGGTGCCAAAACCGTCAGTCACCCCGCCCGGTGGACCTGATGGCGGGGGCGTTTCGCCGTCGTTAGGCGTTTGCACCACCATGCCGGGTTGGCGCATCGGTTGCACAACGGGATCAGCCGCGACAGGCGCAAGCGGTTCAACCACGGGTTGCGTTACCGCTGGCTGATCGCCAAAGCGCGGAAAGACAAACGTGTTGCCATCAAAATATCCCATCGGTCGGCCAAACTGGTTGACCGGAAAAACCTTGCCCGTCGAGTCTGTGTATGTCTCAGCCATCAGCCCACCAGTACCACCTTGAATGTTCGATCTGTTTGCGAGTTATTTGCGTGCGTGATTGCCACGCTTCCATTTACCCGACCTGACTGCCCAACGTAGATCGTGCCTGCGCCAAGTTCAGCCGATGCGTTCGCTGTCGTTGGCATAAAAAGCAAGACCGTGTTCACGCCGATGCGTGTGTCTGTCACCGTAGTCGATGCCGCGCTAACCGTTAGCGTCACGTCCAGCACGTTGTTTGTGCGCCCCAGCATCATCTCGTTGAGAGATGTCGAAATCTGCCGCCGGTGAAAGTTGCCGTCAGGGTTGTCCAGTGGCGGCGATGGAAACTCAGAAACGGTCACGCCGCACCGTCTGCCACGACTTCGGCGTCAACGCCTTGGGCGTGCGACCATGTGCCGCCCGCAGCCACATTTACCTGCGCGCGCGCATAGCGCGTGCTGACCGTGAAGTGCGCCTGCCCGTCTGCGTCGATGCTGTTCTCGCTGGTTTCCGTTACGCTGTCGCCAGGAGCTGCGCGGTGCTTGAGCTTGACGGTCACCGTGCCGCCATCGACATAAGGTCGGATAGCATTGACATAGATGCGATTGCTGCCGCCAATCTCTTGCGTTTCAAGCTGTGCCGCAAGGCTTGGCCCTGTAAATCGACACAGCTTCTTATCAGCATTAAAGCCGTTTAAGCTGGTCAACCCGCCAATCCATGAAGCACTGTCGAAGCTGACATCGATGGAGTCTACAGTGCCGAAGGCGTCCAGGCCTTCCAGCGTCACCTCGGTGCTTAGATTACGAAACATATATTCTTGATTGACTTCAGCGGTGCTCCAACGGTCTACAGCCCAGTTATATATAATGACCTTGTTGGGCTGGCCGTCGCTGCTGCCAAATGAGGGATAAGCCCAATACACCATTTTCTGCGTGGGGTCGGCAGCGCCATAAACGCGGTCGATGTAATTTTGGTCGAGGTCATTAAGAAAGAAGCGGTCAACCTTTTGATCGCCAATGCTTTGCGAGCCTGCGCCCGTAAATGACCAAAAGCCTTCCTCCCCAAGGTAGAAGGCAAAGGGTCCGACATTGACCACGCTGTTACGCGCAAACGGGCCACGGTCGCGCTCAATCTCTGTGATGTTAAAAACAGTCGGCGGGCCAACAAACGAAAGTCGATAGATGGCACTGCGACACATAACCACGCCATCCATGCCGCCGACCGCGCCCAGGATCGCCATGACCTCACCGCCGACCGGCAAATCTTGAAAGTCTGATTGCACTGCCGCCGCTGCCGATGTTCCTGGCGTTGGGAAGCTGGTCGGGTCATTAATCGCAGACCAGTTGATGCGGTTGGGATGCACCGTAGCGTCTTGCTTGATGTTACCCATCATTACAAAGTCTTTCACCACAGCGATAGACTTTGGCTTGATGTCATAGCTGACGCCGGTATTGAAGTTTGTCGCCGTCATGCCAACGGGCGAGCTGTCTGTTACCGTCACCGTTGTTTCGCCGCGCACGCCTGCCGTGGCTTGCGTGACCGTCACCACATTTGACGCAACCGATGCTGAAAATTTAGCGTTTGCGTCAATTTGATCTTTTAAGTTTGTTGCCGTTTGGTCGTTAGACGTTGCGGCAACAAAAGTGCCGCTGCCGGGGGATGATCCGACTGTGAAATCGTGCGTCGTTTGGTCGGTAGCTACAAGCCGCACTTTCTCGCCGTTGGCTAAATCTCCAAAAGAACTAATTGTAATTTGGCATGTCGCCTGCGCGGCTAACAGATCGTCAAACGTGCTCGACGTGCCCATCACAAAAGACTGCGGCGGGTCTGTATGACCTGACACAGAAATCACGCGGTTGCCAAAGTTTACGAAGTTGACAACATCGTTGCCGCTGACCGTGTAACTGGCAGACGCCCGCGATACGTTGCCGAAGGTCATGCCGCTCAGCTTGAATAAGTCTTGGCTGTCGGCGGCAAACGTGTGGACCGTGCCATCGGTCTGTTTGAATGAAGCTGCGCCCATTGGCCGGTTGGTTAGCGCATTGCTGACCACGGCTTGCGCTGGGAAAGGCGCATAGGTCGCCGCCGTCTTTGGCAGCACGTTGGTCGCCACGGTCGAGCCTGGATTGCCTAGGTCGGCTTGGTCAGGAAGAAACGGGCCGAAGCTAAACATCAAAAGCCCCGGCTAATGTCAAAGCGTCTGGATTGTGTAAGCGCGGAGTCCACCGCCAAACGCGCTTGGCCGCGTGTGCGGTTGTCCAACGTGTTCAGCTCTTGCACCACGCCGTCCAAGAGATTCAAATTCGACTGCACGCTCTGCGGGTCTTTGGCCCGCATGTAGAACGCGGCCAGCGTGGCATAGATGTAAGCGTCTGGCGCGTTGGTCAGCAGCGAATTTGTGTCGTCAGTCGCCAGATCAAACTTTTTATAAAAGCGGTGGGTGAACGTATAGTTCTGATCAGCTTCGCGCTCAAACTGTATGACGCTGCCGATAGCATAATAGTAAGGCCGACCGCTGCCGGTCGTTGCAGTTTCTTGCAACGCGAATAATGATTGTTGCGTCGGCTGATAGTTGTCGCTGGTGAAGAATAGATCGATATGCTCAAGAAAGCCGGTCGGCAAACTGGCTGAGCTGTTACCCGTTGAAAGCGTAACAGACGCGCTGGTTTCTTGAGAGAACAATCGCAGCTTGCGGTTTAGGCGTGCCTCGCCGCGTGTGATGTAGTCATCCCACGTTATGTCTGACCGGCTTGTCTCCGTTTCAAGAGCGGTCTTCAGCTCAGCCAGGGTCGAGATGCTCATTATTCATACGCCTCATTAACGTCGGGCGTGCTGGGATCGTCAGCAACAAACTTGCCGCCTTTACGCGCACGTTTCTTCGGCGCTGCCTTCTTAGCCGTGGCTTTCTTAGCCGCAGGCTTCTTCGCACTCACCGCCGCGCTGGGGCTGTCAGAATAGCCAGACTTTGGCATGTCGTCGGCGTCAAACAATTCCTGTTCGCCGGTGCCGTCTTTATAAAGAAATACTTTTGGCATGTTGATCTCCAAGGTTTGGGAGCCGCCTTGCGACGGCCCCCGTTAGCCTTAGTTCATGTGGATTCTGCAAGCCAATTCTGGGCGAATTGTCTTAAAGCCATACAGAACATCGAGACGGGTGATGAACGTATCGGCAGAGATTGAGTAGTCTCTGATGATTCGCATCGAAATGCCGTCCATTGTCTCTCGCGCCGCAAAGTCCACACCGTCTGGCAGAACAAGGTCGGCGGTCGCAAAGCAGAACGCATCCTTATGATACGCCATGCTGGTGGTGAGCGTCTGACTTGCGGCGATTGCCGTCGCGTCATCCGACTCACGCTTGCGCAGCGGAGCATTGTTTGCTGGCATGGCCGACACATTCTGCAATGCGCCCGAAGACCGCAGAGCCGGTGAGAACGCAATGCTGGTTGCGCTGGTTCCCACGTCAGCCGTGACAACAAACTTTTGAAGCACGCCCGTATCGGCCTTGGTCTCAGGATGCACGCGGTTGACACTATCAAAGGTGAAGATGTCACCCTTTTTGAAAGTGCCTGCACCAGTGTCCACCGTGATGCTGGTGCTGCCTTCAGCGATGGTGCCGCTGTCGTTGACCAGATAATCGCCGGTGCCGTCGTCGGTGCCGCCCAGGTGGCTAGGCATCAGTGAGGTTTCCATGATTTCAGAAAAACCAAACGTATTCGATGCCACACGGCCTTCGCGATAGTTCTCGCCAAGGTTATCCTGATGATTAAACAAGCCCGACAGGTCAGTGACCAAATCGACGTTGTCTTGCGTATTCAAAAGCAAAGTACGCTGATCATACGGTGCCAAGTTGTCGGTCAGACGCTTGGAAGCGTTAAGGACGTCACCCTTGACAATTGACGCGCCACTGTCAGTCACATGGTCAGGAATATCCTTGTACATGCTGAGCGCATCAGATTCGATGTTAGCAGCGAGCACCGCCATTGACGGGTTCAGAATCCGCTCGCTAAAATCATCAAGGTCAAGTGTGAGGTCGTCACTGGTGAAGGTCGTATCGACGCCCTTCTGCGTCTGGACGGCCAAGCTCACGCTTTGCTCGGTTACGTCCTGGGAGCTTAAAGCAGCGCCTGTCCGAACCGTGTACTGGTTGGGAAGACGGATGCTCAGCGTGTCGCCAATTTTTGCGCCTGATTGCGCAAAGCGGTCATCGTAAGCACGGTTGATGCTGCCGATGAATGCCAATTTTTGATGGAGAACGCGAAGTGCTTCACGAGTCACCATCGTTGGCGTGAGAAGTGTATTCGCCATGATAAATGGTTCCTTGCAGGGTTAAGCGGATTTTTTCCGCAGTTGCTGGTTTCTCCATTTCTGCCACTCGCGCATACTCATCTTATCGGGGTCTTTTGCACGAGGAGCTGACTTGCCCTTGACCTTGACCGCAGCCTGCGGTGCCGGTTTTGGATTAGCCGCTTTTTGCGCGGCCATCAGCTCATCGTACCGTCGAGCCTTGTCGATAAGTTTGACATGCACGGGGTCAGAAATGTTTTGAACAGCCTGCTCAGGCAAACCTTGGCTGATGCCGTAAGTTGCAATTTGTTGAGCAAGCTGAGGAGACCAACCATCGATTTCCGTTTGAAGCACCCGCTGGCCTTCCTCGATTGCTTGGGCGTGCTGCTGACGCCGACTTTCGAGAGCCTTGGAATGATTTTCATTGAGTCGTTGGATAGCCTGCTGACGACTGCCTTCCAGATCACGTTTCTGCCGATCCAGATTAACGGCTGTCGCCATGTCACTTTGGTACAGTTCATCCCAGTTTAAAGCGTTGTACTGCTCTAGTTGCTTGTCAATGGCCTGTACCGCCGCCACGTCTTGCACAGTCAATTGCTGCATTTCAGCTTCTTGCTGTAGCTGTGCGGCTTGCGCTTCGACTTGCCTTCTCTGGTCGGCAAGCGTCTGCGTCTTGGTCGTATAGTCTTTTTGACGCATAAGCGCGTCTTTGAGTGCTTCGGGCACTTCGTACTCTTGCCCGTCGTACTCCACGGCAACAAACGCCGGTAACTCTGCGTCTGCGCCAGCCTCAACCTCAACGGCTTCGGCTTCGTTGTCTGACACTTCCTCGACCGGTTGCGTGCCCTCCACCTCTACGGCTTCGGGTGCTGGGTCTGCGGTTTCTAAAGCAAGTTCCGGTGACGGATTGTTTGCTTCGTCTGACATTTAAAAATCTCCTAAATCAAGTTATTGGGTTGAAAGTCCTCCATCATCGCCACGTTGGGCGCGTCTTTTTGCACCTTCGCCAAGCCTTCCATGCGGTCAGTCTCGGCGCGGTATTTATCGACAACCACTTTCTGCGCATCGAGTGCGACCTTGTTGGCGTCGATCTGGTTTTTCTGTTGCAACACAGAGCGGTCGGCCTGTAGCTGCTGAATAATCGAAGCGGCTTCGGCAAGCTGCGCCTTCATTTGCTGCTTTTCTGGATCAGCGCCTTGTAACGCGCCAGGAAGCAATTTCTGTAAACGCTCTGCCATTTCTTCCGCACCCGGCCAATCCAAGTTTTTAGCAATGAGATCTCCTATCACTGGCGCGGCCTGCGGGAACTGCTGGACCAACAGCATCATTTGCTCCGCAGCTTCAGCGCGTTGCGTGGTAAAGCTAGGACCGACCTTCACGGTCACGTCATACTTGCCCGTCGTCAGGTCGTAGATGCGCGGCTCTGGGTCGCCTTCCATCTGCGTCATCTGATTAACCGGCACGTTGCTGGCTTGGTTGTCTTCGCCCAGCACGCGCAGCACACGGGCCTCGGTGTAGACGCTTGGAATCAAGTCAACAATAATGCGGCCTGCGTGCCGTATGGCGCGGCTCAGATTGTCAATAAAATGGTAGGTGCCGACATCGCCCTCTTTCTGACGCATTGCCAACGCCTTGCCGCTGACCTCGTTTGACATATTGCCAATGCTGGCGTCGAACATGCCGATGGTGTGCTTGATGTCTTCGCTGGCGCTTAAACTTTCCTGCAGCACGCCTGCCGGTGGACCGGCAAACGGTTGACGCTGTGGCGGCACGCCGCCGTCGTATTCAATAAAAGCGTGATTGACGCTTGCGGCCGTTTGCCACTTGTTACTATCGGTATTGAACGCGCCGACCGGGCCAATAAACGGAGCCTTTGGTGCCAGGGCAACCAGCTCTGTTGCTGCCGTGCGCCAATAATTGTACATCATCTGGCTGTCTTTGGCGAAGTGGATCAGGCTGTGAAAATGCCGCTCCTCGCCCATAACCACTTCTTCGCCATAGACCGGCACGATGGGAATATATCGACCGGCCCACTCAATTTCTGACAGGATTTCACTGCCGGTCACAACCTTTTGCGTAACCTTGTGGCTGCGTGTCAGCCGTGACTGCACGGGCAATATGCCCGCCACTTGCAACAGGTCGCGTTGCTCATCAAAAACATCGGCGTCTAAAATCTGACCGTCGCTTAACAGGACGATCTCGCGCTGCACTTCTTCGCGTGTCCAGTATTCGGCCACGCGCACCGTTTCGTCAGTATACCAGAGCGTGTCACGCATGTCGTAGGTCATGCTCTCAAAGTTGACCTTGTCGGCGTCGGGATACATATCCTCAAACTCGTCATGGGTCAGCATTTCGGTAACAAAACACATATTCCAATCAGAGCTATCCACCGCCGTTGAGCGCGGGTCACGATAAACGCAGAACGGGTTCATTATGCGGTCGATCTTAATGTCGCGCTCAAAGCCGTCATCGCGTGCAAAGTCAACGTCAACGCGGAAGTACCCAAAGCCCATGCTAACTGCATCATCGATGGCGTTGGTGTAGGCGACATCGGCGTTGCTGCTGGTTTCGATCTGCTTGATCAAACCGTTCAGCACCTTCGCCGTCTCAACATCCGCATTGTTATCAACGGGGTGGCACTTAATCGCTGGCTTATTCATACGCGCATCGTTGACAATCTGGCGTATAAACGTCGGCATTCTATTAACCGTCAGGCACGGTCTGCGGTCACGCTCACGTTGCCGCTTTACTTCTTCGGGCCATTGCGTGCCCATGCGTGCAAACTCAAGATCGTCCATCGCCTGATGGCGATTGTCGGCCTCTGCTTCTTCGCACATCTTGAAGGCTTCGCGAATGTCGCGAAGTTCATCGTCTTGCATTGCCATGTAAAAACTTTCAGATAGCGCCGTCTGGCGTTGTCGCGTTGTATAAGCGTTGGCCTAGCAGGCCACGCATGGGAAAGCTGGTGCGCCTGCGCGGGGTGCGGCTTAAAAGGCTACGTTGGTCGATGTTGCCGCTGCGGTCTTGAAGCAGTCCCGGCAGTGCGGCGGTTGCGGGGTTTGCCGCTAACAAATCTGCACTGTCGGCTTTGGCAGGGTCGAATTTGGCGGTTGTGCGCCGTATGTTTTCAGCGCCTAAAACCATAAAAACATCTGTTGGCTTACCCTTGCCTTCATAGGTATCACGCACGTTTTTGATAACTACGCCGTCACGTCCTAATCGTGAGGCGAGAGCCGCTAGTTGGTCACTGTTCACCTTGCCATTCATTATGGCCGCATACTTTTTGACCTGACGTGCAACCGTTTCTTTGTCAGGGCTATCAGCAAATTGTTTAATAATTTTATCGGCATCAATGCCATCGTAAGTTGCGCCCTTGGCATCAATTACAAGGGGGTTTTCTTGCTTAATAAATGCTTTAATAACTTCTGGTTCAGCATTTTGATAATCAAACGCCCGCCGATCATCTGCATATGTCGCCGCCGTTGGCCTATCTTTAGAAAAGAAATATGGGCCGCGTTGCGGCTTTTTCAGCAATAATTCACTAGGCGTTGCAAATCCCATTTCGTTAATGGGCCTTACGTCAGGAGTGCCGTGATAAACAGGGTTATCAACATCAAACCCCATGTCTTGCGCCCGTTGCATACGGCTGGCGGTGTCATCAAGTAATCCAGGCAGTGCGGCGGTTTGGCCTTTGTTTGCGCCTAGTTCGATGCCATCATCATAATAACTTAAAACTTCATCTATGCGTTTATCAAAGCTCTCTCTGCTTACCTGCCCGAATTTAGGCTTGCCGCCTTTTGGAACATAATCTGGGAGCTGTGCCGCAGATTCAAATGCCCTGTTAATCCCGGTGCTGTGATCCGATAACCTAATTTCAATACTACGTTTATTCGGATGCGTCAGCGTGAGATAGTTTGACTTGCCAGCTTGATTTTGACTGAAACTTAGACCTAACTCCGCATCAGGCGCTTTTTCTCTTATCTTTTTGACTAAATATTTCGTGCTTGGCAGAGCGGCTTCTAACTTATCATCAGTTAAAGGCACTAAATGTTGCGGCAATCGAGAGGATGCGCTAGGCTTCGCTTTCGGGGGCTGGTTGTCATCTGGCGAGTCATTAATGCCCTTCAAGCTACGGTTTGTTGGATTTAATGGCCGAGCATGAGCCGCTCCCGAACCTTTTCCCCGCCCACTAAAAGCACCAAGCACCGCGCCTTCTGGAACCGCGCCCGTCGCCGCCCCCAACAAGCCGCCGACAAGCGGGGCGTCTAACATCGTCTGCGTCATCACGTTGGGATCGACCGGCATGCGGCCCATTAGCATCGCGCCGGTCTGTGCCATGCCCATCATCGGATCATACAGCAGGCCGGGCATAGCCAGCTCTAAAGCCTGCTCTTCCGTTATATCGTCGCCAGGATCAGTATATGTGCGGCGTGCTACGGGCAGCAGCATGGCCCGCTGCACTGCCGGGTCGGCAAGCAGGCCGCGTGGTAGTTGCTCTGCCATTACTTTTTCTTGATCTTTGGCGCACCCTTATGCGCTTCACCGAAAGTCATGCCGCCGCGCACCTTCTTCTCAATCTGTTTCAGCACACGGGGGGTGTGATGCTTGCTGTGCCGGTCCAGCGCCTTTTTCTGCCGCTTGGTCAAGGTCATGCCATCCAGCTCCCGCTCAACGCGTTTGGTCGGCTGTAATATGTGTCTTCAATCTGTGGTGCCGCCTGCCGTATCGAAACCGCCAGGGTGCGCATACAGTCGGCGTCATGGCTCGACCAATCGTGGGCAGGACGTGACCTGAATATCAGGTTCTTAGGATCGTACACCCGGTGGTAATACCGCAGGCTCTCCAACAACCGCTTGCACTTGTCACGATCAATAAAACACTTAGGCAGCGTCATCTTGACCGCGTTGATGCCCTCTTCCAGCGGCAGCTTGGGCGCGGCGCGGAAATTGATTCCAAGGCTCAAGGCCGTTTCCTGGCGGGTCTTGCCGGTGCCTAACTCACGCTGCGTAATGTCATGCGGCGCATAATGAGCCTCGTAGACATAACCATGCTGCTGCGCTTTCTGATCCAACAAGTCTGCATAATAAGGCAGACCCTCGCCGGTCATGCTGACATGATCGATAATGCTGATACTGCGGTTGCCATGCGCCATCTGCGCCCAGATGATGCTGGTGCTGTCATTAATGCCCAAGTCCCAAAAGGTCTGCACCTTAAACGCCGGGTCATGGGGGATACGACCAATCTGGTTGTGTTCCTCCATGCTTTGAAGCTCTTTACTGTAAACGGCACCAGGGACATTGCTTTCAAAACTGCACTCAAATTCAGCTTCATATATGCCTTCTGGCATGGTGCTTTTTGCCGCCTGTAGCTCTTCTGCTGGCAAAATGCCGGTTTCAGACGCCTTGTAGACCGCACAGTGCCAATCAGGGTCCTCCTTGGCGTGGCTGTAATAATCGTAAAGCGTATTGTGGCCCATCGGGGTGCCCACAAATATGCAATACGTCTGCTCGCCTTCAAGGCCGTTACGGTCGGCCAGGGCGGGGCGTACGATCTCAGGAAAGATCGTGTTGTCCATCAAACCAGCCTCATCGATGATAAAGCCGTCAGAGAATATGCCTCGCAGGTTCTGACCGCCCTTTTCACCGCTGAGAAGGCTGATGCGTGCGCCGTTGCCAAAGTCTGCACGCAGCTCGCTCTCGTTAAAACGGGTGCCCGGTATGCTCGATGAAAACTGCTTAAGATAATCCCAGAGCGTTGACTTAGCTTGCCGATAGGTCGGGCAGAGTAGGTGAAAGCGGGGGTTGGGCTTTTTGCTGGTCAGCGCATCGCGGAGAAGATGGTTGATGGCGCAGACCGATTTGCCGAAGCGTCTGTGGGTTATAGCTACAGAATACCTATGCGCAGACCACGCCCGGTGCAGCTCGCGCTGAAGGGCACGGGGGGCATACGGAATCTCGACGTTCAGAGCCATTTTACACCTTGCGTCAGGTACTACACCTGACAGTCAACCGCAGACTTCTGCGGCTTACAGAGCCGCCAGTGACAAACCAGTGACACGACCTCGCTGATTGGGCTTTTCAGCGTCAAAAAAGCATCGAGACTCGCGCGTAGTTGTATGCCGACAATATGCAGATTTCGCGTTGCTCAGCTTGCTTCGTTGACCAAGCTAACCACCGTCCCAGCGTCATCCTCATCCGCTTGACGCGCAGCCACATCGTCAGCGCCATTCGACCAGCTCAAGACAATCGCCCCACTCTGCGCCGTGTCTTCAGCCTTATTGCGCAGCCCTCTTGGCTGCTGCCTCGCATACGTCCACTTCAAGCTATCGACTTGCAATCGCCTGCGCTGCACTTCGGCATTAGCCAGTTGCTTATCAACATTCTCCAAGCCCTGCCTCGACACATCATGTATCTCATCTGCGAGCGTTTCAGCGCCGATAGCTCTGGCCTTCGCGTACATGTCGTAAAGCTCTTCATCGCGCTGTACGGCTTGTAAAACCGTCACACGATGCGGCATATCATCACGCTTGCAGATCGAGTTGAGCGACTTGCCGTCAGCTAACTCATCGCAAATTCTAAGCATGATTTCTTTGCTTAACTTGCCAGCCATCACCTAAATCTCGCTGTTTTCTTTGCTATCCGTTTTGGCTGCTTTGACACAGCCTTGCCCGCTTTCTTAGCCTTACGCTTTGCTCTGGTCGTCGCAGCATACTCCGCTGAACTCAGCGCCTTGATGGCAGCTTCTGGTAGATACCGCTCGCCCGTTTTCTTGCTCGGCTTTCCAGACTTCGTGCGCCACCTCTGGCCTGTCCACTTATCCAAGCTCCGCTGCGATGCTTTCTTCGCCATCAGTCTCGATACCCGCCGCCCTTGGCCTTGTATTGCTTTGCGAGCATCTGCGCTTTGCGAGCTGACCAAACGCCAGCAGGCCCACCTTTACTGCCTGACTTGATCCTATTGAAAAGATTCTTCCGCATCGTCGGCTTCGTATAATTACCAGCCTTGTTGACCGTGCTTTTACGCTTCGCCCTTTTAGTCATCAGCACTTCCACCGCTTACGCGCCTGCCTGATCCGACTGTTGGGATCGTTCCGCGTCTTCGCGCTCGCCTTCTTGAGCTGCCCCAGAGACCTTGCGCAATAACTCTTACGCCGTTTGGCATCCTTGCTCCCAGGCTTGACCTTACCCGTCACAGCCGTTTGCAATTTGCTTCCTGGGTTTGCCTTGCGGTACGCCGCAACGCCTTTCTTAGTCATGCCAGCACCCTTGCTTGCTGGCCGATAGTTTGCGCCCTTACCGCTGGTCGTCCGCGATATAGGCTTGGCCTTCCTAGCCATAGCTACGCTTGCCACGCTTCATAGCCATACGCGAGCCTTTCTTGCCCGCCGCTTTCTTCGCAGCAGCCATCCCCTTTTTGGTGTAAGGAAACTTTTTGGTTTTGCCGCCCTTCATTTTTACGCTTGGCATGAGTGTCTCCAACGAAAAGCCGCCGCGCTTGGAGGCAACGCGGCGGCGAGGTTCTCGGAACAGGGAGTCTAAAAAGGCTCGCACCAAACACGTCGGGCAAGCCTAATCTTTTTTACACAAATTTCAGGTCATTCAGAACAACAAAAACACTAGCTATGGTATTTTGAATTTGCCCAAAACATTCGATGCAACGCTTCTTCATACCGCTGCTTGACCGTGCGGCGGTTGGTGTGCATCAGCTTAGCGAGCTTAGACCACGCTGGCCCACGCCTGCGGAACGCGGCACTGTGCGCGGTCGCCCATAGCAACCTTCGGTCATCAGGCTCACGTAGCTTGATGATCGCATCCAGCACCTGATCATATCGATCAATCTGTCGGGCATTGGCCTTGCCCAACCCGACTGCCGTTTTCTCGTCCGCATAGGCCAGCCAATCATGCTTAAAATCAGGCCAGCTTGCTAGCTTCTGTCGCCGCACAGCAGGCAAGCGGCGCTCTGTCTCAGCCGCCTCTAGCAACGAGTCGTGCAAGACGGTGATCGAAACGAATACGTTCTGCATCATCCATGTCTCTGATCATTTGATTGAATTGCGGCACGTCTTGCCGCGATAGGTGCCGCTCAGCGTAGGCTGCAATATTGGAGAAACGCGGCTTCTTACCCTGCACCACGGCTTGATAGCCAGCGTGCGTGCTCTTAATAGCTCTGCTTATAATAGCTTTGCTTATAAGAGCTTTGCTTATATAAGCTCTGCTTGTAAGAGCTTCTTGATCAACATAGTTTTTGGGGGGTTGTAACTCTTTATTGTCGCACTTTGGATGGTAGCTGATTGTATGTGCAGCAATTAGAGCCAAGTCAGCTTTTACGATTTCAGAAATTGCCGTGTCAACCCCTTTTATTCCTCGCCTTCTCCCAGCAGCCTTCAAATCATCCACATTGCATTTGTTTCCAAGGGCTTCCAGCTCGCATAAAATTATGAACGCATCATGCGAAAGCGGGCTGAAACTACGCGCCATGATCATCATCATCCTGATTGTCATTAACCTCGCCCAGCGATTCGTCGGGCTTTCTCAGCATCCTGTAAAACCAATCTGGTCCCGCTTCGCTTCCCTGAATGTCAGGCGCAATCAGCCAGCGATACTCATCGATCTTCAAAAACTCCTTGTGCAGTGCATTGACAGTCAAGCCGCTGTTGACGGCCAGTGTGGCAAACTCAACGAACGTTTTTAAAGCCTGCTGCCGACCGTTCATTTCATGGACATCTGAAAACACTGCACCAACAGAAGCCTTTAAATGTCTCGTATGGCCTCTCTCTGGGTATGGGCCGACTTTTATCTCACCCGTGTCATTGTCCCACGCGATTATGCACTCTTTGAAACGCATACCTTATTGCTCCATTTCCTGACCCTCATCATCCCGATTATTGTTCACCTCGCCCAGCGATTCGTAGCAATGCGTGCAGGGTATCTCGTATGGCCCATTAGGCCCTTCACGCTCCTCGTACCGGTCACCATTGCAATACGGGCAGATCATATGCCGCACATCCCTTCGCACTCCTCAAGAAAACCAAACTCTTGCTGGCCCTTGTCAGCGGCAGTAGACAGATCAACCTCGTCAAGCGGTACGGATGAACGGTGTAAATACTGGGCTTTTCTTGCAGACCCGATACCAGCGTTTCGAATTACTTTGTCGAACTCAATCGCATCAGCCCATGCGTCAGGCATTTCATCCCGTATACGCCGCCACTCCGCATCAGTGTGAAATGGGCAACCGACACACGCTGATTTTGCCAAAACGCGATTGGGGTAATTATTAGTAAACCACTTCAAGCAATCGCTACGCGCCATGCTTTCTTCAATGAGCGGCCAGCGGTGCGAAATGTATTTTTCATGTGCCAATTTGAGGCGTTGCATCTCGTCAGTGCTAATGCCCAACCAGCTTTCCACCACTGGCGTTTTCGGCGCACGTTGCCGATATTTTAACCCAAGAAGCTCCCTAATATTTTTAAGAACCGGTTCAATTTTGTATTCTTTGGTGCAATGCCTTCGCCCTATTCCCATGCCGCCGCCGTACAAAGGCATAAATCCAACGCGCTTACGTTCACCTTTGGCCAACGAAACGTGGTCAGCCCTAATGTTCCCTGCCGTCACACGATGCACTGGAAACGGCAGTTGTTTTTCCAGCCAATCCAGATGCGTGTAGACCTCTTTCGGCTCCCATTGCGTGTCAGCAAAGATTGCGCAGTCGGGCATTGGGCCGACCTCGCCTTTCGCCGCCATGAGAGCCATGACCGACGACTGCACCCCTGCACCTAGACTAATAACGCGCAGCTTGGCGTCAGGTAGAGGCTTGCTAAAAGACAGAGCGGCTTTTGCGGCACGTTTGTATTCAGTCATCTCGACCGCCCATAAAACTTGATGG